GCTCCTTATGAGCAGTATCGTGTTAATCATCTTAAATTTTATCTTGAAACAGAAGCGTATACTGCTTCTGGATCCGTTCAAACTGCAGGTATTGCAGCTCTCGGAACAAATTTTGATCCTGATGACGCTGCTTTTAGCACTTTGACTCAAATGGAGAACTATTGGGGGGTGACTAAAGGTCCACCCTATGCTTCTGTTATGTGTCATGATGTCCTATCTTCCCATAAAGGTGGGAAGCGGGGAGGTGGTGGCCGAAATCATGAATTGCCTTTGAATGATTACTTTGTGTATTCTTCTGGTAATTCAGCTGCCCCTTCAAATTCCACTAGTAAATTTTATGATATTGGTTTGTTCCAATTGGCTTGTGCCAATATGGCGGCTGCAAATGTTATTGGTGAGTTGTATGTGGAGTATTCCTTTACTATGATTCATCCTAAACAACAAACCCCTATTGGACAACAGTTGCTCGGAACTCATATCCGTGGTGCTGTTGGTACAGCAACTACTGCTGCTCCTTTAGGAACATCCCAAACTCTGGTTGCAGGAAGTAATCTTCCTGTTACTACCACTAACACAACAATTGTTATGCCTTTAAGTGGTGCTGGCAGATATCTTTTTAATATAAATTGGTACACTGCTGCTGCAAATATTGCGGCTATTCCAGCTATTTCAGCTGGCAGTGCATTTACGGTTGTTAATTGGTGGGGAAACAACACTTTTGATGCGATTGGCTTGTACAATCAAACTAGTGGTGCTGATTCAACATTAAATGTTATTTATGATTATGTTCCTTCTGCTACTGTTGCAAACAATACTTTGACTTTGTCAGGTAACACTTCTATGAGTGGAGGTGATTTTGATTGTTACATACAGCAGGTTTCAAGTGGACTTAGTTATTCAGTGGATGAAATTGAACAAATGGAAATTGATGAACTCAAGGATGAAGTTCGAGCTATGAAGGCAGCAATCCTTCAGATGCAAAAATTTAATTCTGAACGTTATGGATCCCCTTTTATATCCGTGCAAGAAGAAAAGGAACTTTTACAAGATGCAGCAACATCTAGTTCAAGTTCTTCTTCTCCTTCAAGGTATGAAATTGAAGTTGAACGATCTAAAAAATCGTTCATCCGGTGGCG